ATTATTTTTATAAAAAAGTTAGGATATTAAAATTATTGTTGTATATTTGTAGAAAGAAATCAATTAAAAAATAGAAATCATGGGAAAGGAAAAACAAAAAGATGCGGTTGTATCATTATTAGTAGCAAAGACCATAACTTTGAGAGCAGCAGGTTTAACAGAGGAACAATGTTTATCCATTAGAGAATATGAGTTTGCATTTGTAGGTGGTGAAGTTAAATATCTTGAAACTTGGTCCAACACAAAAAGAACAAAAGGTAATAAAAAATACCCAGTTACTAAAGTTGTTGGTCAAATGTTATTAGATGCTTTTGTTTATTAAAATTATTGTTGTATATTTGTAGAAAGAAATCAATTAAAAAATAAAAGTTATGATCACAAAACAAGAAATTAGAAATTCAAAATCATCTGTTGATATTTTGTTTAAAGCTGCTAAAACAAACCAGTTGTCCGAAAACTGTGCTATATTTAATCCTATTCCTGGTGTTGAGTTCAACTTCTCTATTATAGCTAAACAATCTATAAAGAATAACTCTAAATTAGATATTATACAGTTTGTAAATAAACACAAGTCAAAAACAAGATTGATTGAAAGGATGATGGAAGCTGTATTTGATGATAAATTTATGGGATCTTTTTTGTCAGCAGAATCTGGTAAGCATTTTCAAAGGATATTTACATTAGAAACTATTCAAGGTGAAAACCCAAATATCATTTCTTACATCATCACTGCAAATTATGAAAGATTTTAAAAATTAGGATTATGAAAGTAATTATTAAATAAAAAAGCCTCAATTAAGAGGCTTTTTTATTCAGCATCATTAATATCTTTTTTGATATTTTTATATCTTCCAATCATTTGTCGCATTAACACCCAAAAAGATTTGTTTTTTAATTTCATGCTCGTTTCATCCAATGACTTTATCTCAATTCCTATCCAAAATATACCCATGGTCTTGCTCAGCACATGCCCTATACCAAATAGGGAACCACCACAAATATATTCATCAGCCATGAATGCCATTATCACTGTGAGTAAATAGAAAAATGATTTAGTAACTATATTAAATAGTTTTGAACTTGTAAAACTCTTCCATCCTTTTAGTTTTACTGACGCGTAGATAGCGAATATTGTATCTAATAGTATAAACATTACCAACAATATTAATAAACCCTTTATAGGGGCTAAAAAAGCAGCAATAATTAATACCATTGAATATAAAAAATGCTTCATAATTATTTTATTTTAATTTTCCTTTTAATACTAATCTATGTTTGATTTCTTTTATTTCTTTTACATAAAAGTCCTCATCATTTTCATAGTTGTTTTCTGTTTTAATGTCCTCAATTTTACTATTAGTTAGAAAATTGAGGAACTTTAATTTATTATTCTTATATACTTTTGCCATATCTTTATTACCAGTTTAATGGATATCCTTGTGGCTCACAACCAGCGCAATCTGGATCGCCATGTCCATTACTTCCTTTCTTTTTAGTCATATTACCAGATGAAGACCAACCAGCAAAGTAAGTTGTTCTTTTTGGAAAGATCCTATCAATTCCAGTTGTGGCAAAATACTGTTGGTAATCATTTGGGTTATTTATAATTTGCTCTCTGATCCTTTGAGAATAGAAATCTGCATATTGTTTAACATTCTCTCTTAAGTATTTAAGTTCAGCCAATCCAGTTGTAATTGAATGATCTGTAGTTTTACTCAAAATTGCTTTATTAGTCATTCTATATTGAATATCTGGTAGAGCATGCCAAGTAGCATGATGTGCCAATGCAGGTTGGATATAATTATTCAACAATATTTTATATTGAATATTCCCAGGATCATTAATGCTATTATCAGCAACCATTCCCATGATTGTTTGTAATAGATTATAACCAAGTATTTGCTGAATATTCGTATCTTGTGCCACTATAATATGTGGGTTAAGTAATTCAGGATCAACGTTTCTATCTATCGTAGTATTATTGAATAGATAATTAGTATCTATTAGTTGCACATAACTCATTATGATGGTTGATTATTTTTTGGTGCTGCTGTAGCATTTGGTGCAGGCATTACTAATTTATTAGCATCAGCTTCAGAGTAGCCATTAATTGATAACATATTCTTTTTGGCTTCATCACTAATAGGAGCTGTTAATATAGATAAAACATCAGCAATTGAAATGTCCATTTTGGAAAAATTTAATTCGTACTCTGCTATTTCAATGTAGTCATTCACCCCATTGATTCTTGCTAATCTATTTAATACCTTTTCAATAAATCTTTGTTTAGGAATAATATATTGACTTCGGAACATTTCTAAACTATTTAAAATAGCTGTTTGTGATGATTGTAATCCACCGTCTAAACCAGTATTTAAACCAAATAGTGCTGGATCATTAACCCTATGTGACCCTAAAATTCCTTCAGTAATTATTTCATTTAATTGAATAAACTTACCATCATTTTGATTAATATCTATTGGTGTAATTGTAGGTGCACTATCTTTATCTTCTGAATAAGTAATAAAAGTTTTACCAGCATTCTTTGGTGATGCTAATTCTTTTGTCAATTTTTTATTATTCATGCCCATAGCTTCGTCGGTTGGAATCCCAGTCGGGAAGTTGATGAACATTGCAGGTGAAAACCCATTTCTTATGTTATTTAAGTGAAAATTAGATATTTCATACTCCATCTCAATCCAGCGTGCGCCTGAAATGTATTCCGGAACTCCATAGAAATACTTACCTGCTTGATACTGCTTACAATATAATAATTGTGATGGATGTGATCTATCTACTAAACTGAATCCCTGATATAAAACAGGTTTGTTTGCTTCTTTATTTAGGTCATTCCAGTTTTTACTAATCCAATAATTTTCTACCTGTGGATAATCTGGATCAGGTTTTTGAACTCTCATCAATTGTGGGTTCATATAATTTATTTCTGCTATTCTTGATCTATCTTTACTCCATACTATGTTAAGTAGAAATGCTCCATAGATTTCAAGGTCATAACTTATTCTTGCTAATATTTCATCAAGATCTAATTCATTCATTGTATTAGCAACAAAATTTAATGCTTCATTTGATAATCCTGTTTTTACTATTCCATTACCCCCTATCATAGCAGCCTTTTGATGCACGATCGCGTTATGCTTAGGTGATCTATCCACTAAAGAAATGTAGTAATTAGGCATTTGGTTGTCCTCACCGAAGTTGATAAAGTCCCCCCTTTGATTTACACTCTCTTTGTATTGCGGTATATCTTTCCCAACCGCATTAAAAGAGAACCCTTTTAAAGGAGCAGATGTTTTACCAGTTGTTTCGTCGTTAAACTCCTCATTTGTAATTTCCATTATACTCTATTTTGATTTATATACACCGATTTTGGTGTTCCATTGTTGGGATATGTTTCAATTGCTGAATGTGTCCCAACTATATTTAATATGTCTGAATTACACTTTCTTGTATATTCAAAATTAAAATCTTTTACATTATATAATAACTCATATACATCTAATGTGTATTCACCTGGTTCAATGTCTATTATTCCATTTAAAGGATCAGATGCTGTTGATGATATTATATTAAACTTGCTATAAAAACCAGGTGAATCACTAATATCTGTAGCATAGAAAGCATATTGAGCGAATGTATCTTTGTTAGTTGCATTAAAAAGAAATGATGATGTAGCTGAACCAATACATTGAGGTCTTAAACTCAATATTTGATAGTTATTTAACATTTGTAAATAGTTTATGTATAGCATTATCTTATATATTATTTTAATCTTCCCAGCATTCACACTCTGCTTCTAATTCTCCACAATCAGGGCATGTTAAAGGTCTTTTATAAGTTTCTTTGTCATCCCAATATGCTACTATTGCTGTATTTTCACAAAATTGGCACATCATCATCTTCATCATCTTTTTCATTAAAGAAAACATCTTCATCAATAGAAACATCATCATCTTCAAATAACCATTCATATCCATAACTATCTAAATATGGATATATTTCAGGATTTATTGTTCTAACCCATAAATGTTTACCTGTTATAGGTTCTGATATGTATAAATCCAGATTTTCATCTTTTATTTTCTTATTCATACTTCTATATATATATTTTTAATTGCTGTTTATAAAAAAGAAAAAATGTTTCAGCAAAATGAAACAAAGCCAATTACTTATATCTTAATCGTATGGGAAACCAAAAAAATAGAAAAATAAATATGAGTAAAAAAGATGAAGCGATGATTAAAATTCGCGAACAACTTAAAAAACTAATGTCATTTTCTACTGAAGAACCAGCAACAGCAAGTGCTACTGCTTCTAACTTTTCAACAATTAAATTACAAGATGGAACTGAAATATCAATTCCAGAAGGTGGTGATTTAGCAGTGGGAACAGAAGTATATTCAATTGATGAAGCAGGAAATCAAACACCACTTGCAGACGGAGATTACGTATTGGAAGATGGAAGAACGATTACTGTGTCTGGTGGAGCAGTTGAGGCATTAGCCGAAACTCCTACTGATGGAAAAGCTGGTGAAACACCTTCTAATGACGCATCTAATGTTGAGAACTCCGCTACTGAACCTTCTGGTGAAGATGATGATGATGATGATCCAACAGCTGGTGAGCCAATTGAAGATAGAGTTGATGCTTTGGAATCACAAGTAGCAGAATTAATGGAATTGATACAATCAATGGGTGCTACAACAGAAGCTGCTTTTAGTAAAATAAAAGAAATCGCATCTGAACCAGCAACAGCAAGTATCAAAGTTGGTAAGACACCAACATCAGCACAATTTAGTTCAATTAAATCCGAAATTGAGGAATTAAGAGAATTAAAAAACAAATATAATACTAACGGTGGTTATTCATTTACTGCTAAAAAGTAATAATAAAAAATAAAATAATAAATTATGAGTTCTATTGATTTATCAGGGTTGTCTAAATATACAGATCAATTAAGTCAAGCCTTAGTGCGTGAATCCGTTTTAGCCGGCACGACACAAAACTACATTACAAATATAACTAATGTAAAATATTCTGATGCGTTGAATAAAATAACTTCCTCATTTGTAGCAGCAGCAGGCGGATGTGGAATTATCAATCCACAAGGGACGGTATCTATCCAACAAAATACTTTAACAGTATCGCCAGTCAAAGTAGAAGAATCCATCTGCGAGCAAGACCTTGAACAATATTGGACAGGAATGCTTATGCAAGCGGGATCTTATCAAGAAGATTTATCTCCAAAGCAATTCGCGCAAATATATTCTGCCGACAAAGTGGCTAAATTACAAGCCTACATTGAAGATTTATTTTGGAAAGGTTCTCCATCAAATCACTTCTCATCTGATCCTAATTTAACATTAGCAACAGGTTTGTTAGAGAATTTAATTTACACATCAGCAACAAACTCTACAGTATCTGGTAATGGAACTTTCTCAACTAACGTTACTATGACACCAAACAATGCTATTGCTATCGTAGATTCTATGGTTGCAGCATTGAACACTTCCGCGTCTCAAATCTTAACTGAGGATGATTTAACATTATTCGTTAGTTATTCTGACTTTAACGCATTAGTAACAGCATTAAGAAATGCTAACTACTTCCATTATGGAGTAGGACAAGAGGATAATGGTTCTCAAAGATGGACGTTTATGTATCCTGGATTACCTATCAGAATTGTTGCGACAAGAGGACTTAACGGCACAAACTACAGATTATTAACTGATGCTCACAATTTAGTTCTTGGAACTGACTTAGCTGACGATTATGCTAAATTCCGTATTTGGTATGAAGATTTATATGACCAAGTATATTTCCGTGCAAAGTTTAAATTAGGAGCGAATGCCTACTACTATCAAAATATTGTATTGTTTAAATAAACAAATAAATATTAAAAAAATAAATATCAATTGTAAAAGGGGTTCAAAAGACCCCGCACAATTGAATAAAAAAGAAAATTAAAAAATATGTCATGTGCTTTAACAAACGGCTATTCTTTATCTTGTAAAATACAAGCAGGTGTTCAGAAAGTCTTCATAGGGTCTTGGAATGACACAAGTTTAACTTATACAATTGACACTAATGGGCAAATTACTGCTTTTGGTGGTGCTACTGTATCTATGTACACATTCCAACAAACGATTGAGACAGCAAGTTTCGTTGCTCCTGCCGAAATAAATAATGAGAACAACGCAATTCAATATAATCAAACATTGATGATCACTTTAACTGGTTTAACACCAGCACTTTTAAACCAAATTAAAACTTTAGGTCAAGGGGTTTGGAGAGTGCTTATCCTTGATAAAAACGGTAATTACTTTCTAATGGGAAAAACTGGACCAGCACAGGTATCAGCAATTGATTCTGGATTAGGAAAAGTAGGGACCGATTTAAATGGTGCTACAATCACTATAACAGCAAAAGAAGATCAACCTCTTTATTCTGTATCAAGTGGTGCAGCATTATCTGTAATTGATTAATTATTATAATAGCCAAATAAAAAACCACTCTTTAATTGAGTGGTTTTTTTTATTTCCAAATTGTCTTACCATCATAAACTGATGCTTCTCTTAAATTGGATGTATCTGATGCTCCTAATGGTTCAGGTGTTCCAGTCTTTTTAGTGGCTATAACTTCCTTCCAATCATGTCTACAGTTGTAAGCACCACAAAATTCTTTTACATCATATCTCAATGCTGATGTTAAATTATCTAAATCATCTTGTGTGAATAATTTAGCTGTTGATAATAGATACCAGCAGAATAATCTTGTCTTTTCATCATTAGGTCCAGAATATTTGTAATACTTTTTATAATCACCTGTTCTACCTTTAATAGTTCTTTTGGCTTTTTTAGCAGGGTTATCAGCAAATTGATGATCTTTAAAGTATTCATCAGTCTCATCTAACTCATCCAAGAATATAATATCATCAAAGTCATCCTCACTGATACCTCTACTCTCTAAACCATGTAAAATGTTTAATTCATATTTGTCTTGGACCCCGTCAAAATTTTTTTTTTTAATATCTATATTTTCAAATAACAGATTTAAGATTTCATCATCAGATAAATTATCAATAGCATCCACATGAGAATACTGCATTGGTCTTTCTCCCATAATTCCCTCAACGCTAAATCCAAACTTACCTAATTCTTTTACTTCAGTATTCCAAAAGTTTTGATCTTCAATTTTAACTGAAACCATCCAAGTTCCAATTGGAACATCAAAATTATACATTCTTGATTTATCATAATACATATCTTCAACAATCCAGTTTTCAAGAATATATCCATCAACCATTGTATTAGAGTGATCCACATTGATTCTTCTGTTAGTTCCTTGTGAATTAAACTTTTCAACCATCATTTTAATAGTTTCTGGTTTAAACACAACATAATATTTAGATCCATTATCATCTTTTCTTAGTATTTTCATATTAGGAATAAGTGCTGGTCCTATTATTATTTGTTGATCTTCTTGTGCCTGGAACTCATAGTTCTTTTGTGTTCCATTTTCATTGAAAGCAACACCTTTTAGCTCAATTGCTGGTTCTCCAACTATGGATAATAATCTAATTCCAGTATTTGATGTATCATCTACAACTATTTCGTATAGTGGATAACCTTCTTCTGTATATTTCTTTTTCATATTCCTATATATATTTTTATAAAGATTGTGTTGCTTTCGCTTGGATAGCACTTACCTTTTGTTGTGTTTTAGTAATATCAGTTTCAACTACTACTACTTTATTTTGCTGAACACTATTCATTGTTTGTGTTTGTCCTAACCCATAGAATTGAGGAGCACTAAAATTACTTGCCATTGCCCCAGAAGATGGAGATGGCACAGATGGTATTGGTGCTGATCCACCACTTGTTCCACCCTCTGGTGTAAATTGTTGAGAAGATATTTTAGCTATATTAGTTGCAGCCATAGCAGCATTAATACCAGCCATGATAAAAGAAGCTGGTGGTGGAAGATCCATAGCACTCATAACTGATCTAACACCATCAATAGTTGCTCTTGCTAAGTTAAATGCTTTCTCCATATTGAATTGTTTCTTCAATATAACATTTCTTGCTTTTTGATTATTACCTGCTCTTGCTAATTCAGAATCATAATAGTTTTGAGACATAGTTGATAAACCATCTATAGCATTTTGTCCTGTATTAATTACATTATCTTGTATCTCTTTTCTTCTTTTCTTTTCAAGAGCAGCAACTTTATTAATATAATCTGCCTCAACTTGTGCTTTTTGAATAGCATTACCTTTAGCACCATCTAAATCAATGGCATATTGAGCATCTAAAACTGCTTTCTGAGCAGCAAAACTATTTTCATTATTATTTAAATTGATTTGTGCTTTCAATAAGTTTGCTTGTAAAGTATCATTGATGTCTTTATCAGTAACTCCTTTCTTAATAGCAGCAAGTGCCACTTGATAATCAGCCTCTATCTTCAATTTCTTGTTAGCATCATCCTTAGCACTCAATAAATCATATTCTTTTTGAACATCCAATAGTGCTATCTTCTTATCTACATTTTCAGTATCTAATTGTTCTGCCAAATTTGCTTTTATAACTGCAGCTTCTAATGCTTTTGCTTTATCCTCAGTGTTATATTTATCACCAAGTTCCAACATCTTCTTATCAAAGGTTTGTTTTTGTGTTAATAGGGCTTGTGCTTTAACATCAGCACTTGCTTTACTATTTTTGATACTTTCAATAGCTCTTTGATTTTCAAGTTTAAGTTTTTCTTCCTCTCTCTTTCTTTCATCATCAATTAAATCAATATTCTGATCTTTAATCTTATCAGTAGCTGCTTTATTTGCTGCTATTCTTTCCTTAGTATTAGCTGCTGCTGTCTTAGCTGCATCATCAGATTTCTTTTTAGTATCCTCTGCTGCTTTTTTATCAGCATCTGCTTTCTCTTTAGTCTTTTTAATATCTAATTCTTTAATATCAATAACATTAGTCTGTAAAGCATCCTTCAATTCTTTCAATTGATCCTTTTGTTCCTTAGTTAATTTACCATTTATTGCTCTTAACTTATTAAGTGCTTCAATTTGTTTCTCAACACTTACCTGAACAGCTTTAAGTTTCTTCTTTTCAAGTTCATAAGTATCTTTACCAGCAGCAGCAGCAAGTCTTATCTCACCATCATATCTTTTTTCAACACCATCTTGGACTTTTTTATAATTATCCAATTGTTTCTCTGCTGATTTCTCACCAGCAAAGTCTGTTATACCTAACCAATCCGCAAAATCCTTTAATTTTTGGACCACAAAGTCAATTGCCTTCCCAACTGCGTCCATCGCTATACGTATCGGTTTGATTTTATCTGCAAATTTAACACATACTGCTATAATACCAACTAAAACAGCAGCCAATAATAAAAGTGGATTAGTTAAAATTGCTTTACCTAATTGAATTATTGATTTAGTTAATTGACCAACACCACTTTCACCTAATGCTTTCATTCCACCTTTCATTGATTTGAAATTAAGATTAGCATAAGATAATGTTTCAGATAATTCATTTATTTCACCAGCTAATGCTTTTGGTAATTGTTTTAAACCTTGTAAAGCAATTTTAAACTTATCCAAATCCAAATTATTGAAACTTTCCCCCAATAAATTAGTAGCTCCAGTTAATCTCTCAACCGAACTACCTGTCATAGTCTTCATAGCATCGCCTAAATCACCAATACGGCCCTCAACTTCATTAATACCTTCTGCTAATTTACCAAAATCAGGTGATGATTTATCTACTTCTTCTTGGGCAAAGGATAATTCCTTCATCACTTGACGAAGTTCTCTAATATTCTTTGCTGATTGAGCCGTATTTAATAATATATCTATATTAACTTTTTCTCCTGCCATTTTATTTTGTTATTTTACTCTCCTAATTGTGCTTTTAAAGCATTCAATTCGTTATACATATCTAATAATTGTTGTTGCTTTTCAGCAATTAGTTCCTCTGTTGTTGGGATATCCACTTCAGTTTCTATTGAATGTAATAGATTTCCATCTACATCATAATATTCTGTTCTATATAATTCTGTTGCCATAATAATTATTATTTTTATTTTGTAGTGTATAATACTTGTAATAAATCAGCACCTGTTGTTGATGAATATGAAGCACCTACTATATTATTAACAAATCCAAAACTTGGTGCTGTATATTCAAGATTGTATGCTCTGTAATAAGCGCCACCTACTAAACATCCAGTTTGCCATTGATTCATAATAGCATTTGTTCCCCACATAGCAAGTCCCATTGATGCAGAAGCACCTTGGACAGCAAAGTAATAAGTATTATTTAATGTATTAGGTAATACTAATCCAATATTTGTTATTACTTTATTACCAGTAGATGATGGAACTATACTACCAATAATTGAATATGTTCCAGGCATTGTTGTAGTTTGTGTTAAACCAGCCATCACATAAGATTGTGTCACACAATTATATAAAGCAACTGAAACCGTTCCAGTAGCTGCTGTTGTGACATTTATACATAATGTATCTAAAGTATATCCAGTTTGTTCCTGGAAAGGAACAAAATTAATTCTATTTGCTGCTATAGCAACAGTGGTAGTAGCATAGTTAGTTAAAGCATGTGTAGTTTTACCCCAATATCCAGAACCGTAAAATATTGGTTGTCCTATTAAAGGTGCTTGTAAAAAGTTTGAATTCGCAGAACCACCACCTGTTTGATTAACCCATTGTGTATTATAGTTCGTTCCATCTATTTTTGCCAAAACTTGTCCTGTTGCACCACCTGATGGGACACCAACTCCTGATGTTCCACTTGTTCCACCTGCTGGTCCAGTAGCACCATTAACTCCACTTGTTCCCGAAGTTCCGTCAATTCCCGATGTTCCACTTGTCCCTGAACTACCAGATGCTCCTGTATTACCAGAAGTTCCTGATGTGCCTGAACTACCTGATGTTCCATTAATTCCAGATGTCCCTGAACTACCAGA